AGTACAGAAAAAGCTGACCTAAATCGGATTTCCACCACAACGCGCCCGCCGTGGGCGATGCCGGTGCGGTGTCGCTCACCGTAATCGAAGCGCCGCCACCCGCACCTATCGCCAGCCAACCTGTGCCCGTCCCATCACTGTTGTAGTAGGGCGCACCATCGCTGCGCAGGTAGAGCGATCCGCGCGCCGCCGCGATGGTCGGCGCACCGGACCCAAAGGTAATGCCAAAATTAGTGACATTGCTGAAGTTAAAACCCGCACCAAGCGTGCCGCCTGCGGGAATTGCCATTATCGTATTGGCCCCGACTGAGCCGGTCGCGAGGGTGTTCTGGTTGAACGTCGTCAACGTCGCCGTCTGACGTATCTTGACGCTGCCGCCGACCTGAATGTCGAACTGGTTGACACCGGACGTTTGCAATCGCGCATCGACGGACCCGGAGCCGGTAAAGAAATCAAAGTAGGGCGCAACAGTCCCCGCCGTCGTATCGATGCGGCCCAGCCACATCCGGCCATTGGGGTCACCGCCGATGGTCATCCGTGTGATGCCGTCGATCTGCTGCTGGAATATGGCACTGCCGCTCGTGCCGATGGTGATCGAACCAGCAGTGCCGCCGCTCAGCGTGCCGGTGAAGGTCGGATTGTTGACCGGCAGATAGCCCGTGATCGTCGGCGTACCAGTGAGGTTGGCGTTGCTGATCGTCGGCCCAGTGCCGAACACCAGCGGACCCGTCCCCGTCTCGTCGGTGATCGCTGATGCGAGATTGGCGCTCGACGGCGTCGCCAGCCACGTCGCTACACCCGTACCAAGCCCGGTGATCGAACCCACCGCGGGCGTGATGGTCGCCGTAGTTACCGCCGTAAGGCTGCCTTGCGCATTGTAGGTGATGACCGGCGTCACCGTTGCCGACCCAGTCGGACCTCCCGCCGTGATCACGGTCGACTGAGCGACGGTGGGCGATGGCGCAGTGCCCGTCACCGTGATGCCCGCACCGGCCGTGATGCCGGTCAGATACGTGCTGACAGGAATGCTGCCGATTGAAGTATCGACATAGTGCTTGGTCGCCGCCTGGTTCGTTGTCGTCGGATCGGCGTTGAGCGTCAGCGTGCCGGTCAGCGTGCCGCCGGCGATCGGCAGCACCGGGTTCCACAGCGCGTTCTGCCGACCGTAAGTAACTCCGTCCAGAGGAGCCTCGGCAACACCGCCGCCACCGGCAGCACTCGTACCGCCAAAGGCCACGACGTCCCAGTCGGGCGACGCCGTACCGGGGATGAACATCACATGGCAGCCGTAAGCGGTTGTGCCCGCCGCTCCTGTGTCTTTCCACCCAACCGCCCCCGAACAGTAGACCGGCGCTGTGGTGAACAGACCAGCCTGCTGCTGCCAGTACATCTGGTTGTTCGAAACCTGCGTCACCTTCACGGTAACGCGGATTACCGCGCCCGAAGCCACTACGATGGGCGTGATGTCATGCCAATACAGCGCAGAAGCAATAGGCGCACTGGTGAAAGTATCCTTGATGACGCCGTTGACCGCCAAGGTGATGGTGTGAGTAGCCCCGACATTCTGCGCCAGAACATCACCGCCATACTGATCGATCCAGCCGCCCGTGTTGACGGTCCACTCGTTGTAGACAGTGTAGGTCGCGCGGTTGTTGTTCGTCGTGGGGACCCACGATGGAAGCAGGTCCTCCTCAGTGCCACTTTCCTGCGGCGCCGGCCGATCGGTGGTGTTCTTGTTCGCCACCATCGTCCAGTCGCCGTCGCGCGTCATGTTCTGGGTGACGAACGGCTGACCCGCCGTGCCTGTGTAGGTTACCCAATGGACCCGGTAGTCCCACGCCGTTTCGAAGTTGTAGTTGGATGTCTTGGCGAGGACCTGCTCGGTGAGGCCGGCGATCGGCACGCCGGGACCTGGTGCGCCGTTGGAACCCGGCTTGCCCGATCCGTAATTGCTGATCACCCACTGCCGGGTGTTACCGTCGTCGTACCAGACCGACTGCTGGCCGGTCGTCGGCGACCACCAGAGATCGCCCGGATTGGGCGCCGCCGGCGCCACCGACGAGATGGTGATGATCGGCGTGCGCGTGACGTCGGCAGCCGCGACCGACGGCGGCTGGTCGACCACCAGGTCGACCGGCGCCTGACGCGTGGCGATGCCGCCGCCCGACGGCTGGGTCTGCACCCACGAACCCTGACCCGACGACGGAGATATGTACCAGACGTACTCGCGGCCCGTGGTCGAGTTGAACCACAGGTCGCCGTTGTCCGGCGTCGCCGGCGGGTTGGGCGAGTTGGTTACAGTTGGCGGCGCGGCCATGACGCCTCCTTCGCTACGCGAGAGGGCAGGTTACCCGCGTGAGTAACCCGCCCGCTCCTCTACGCTAGATCGGCGTCGGCTCGGAGACGATAGCCTGCGCCAGCGCGATGCCGTCGAGAACCTTGAAGCCATAGATCTGCAGACCGCGCAGCAAGGTGCCGAAGGTCATCTCCGACCGCAGCGTCTCGACCTTGGAGACCTGGCTGGCGAAGGTGAGCCCGTGCGCGTGACCGGCGTAGATCACCCATTCGCCCGCCGCCAGTGCCGGAGGCCCGGTGACCGGCCCCTTGGGCAGCAGGTTCGAAACGTAGAGCGTGAAGCGATCGATGATCCCCAGACGCCCGTTGCGCAGGATGGATACATCGTCGCCCGACAGGTAGGCCTGGCGCAGCTCCGATCCCTTGATCAGGGCGGCGGCCCAGGCCGGCATCACGACCCATCTTCCCTGCTCGGGAATGTTCTGCTCGTCGAGCGCCAGGCCGAGTCGCAGGACCAGCGCCAGGATCGTGACCTGGCCGGCGACCGGCGGGCTTGCCTGGTTGGCCACGACGGGGACGGGCGTGCCCGTCACGCCGAGATTGATGGTGCCCGAGATCTTGCCGGCGGTAGCGCCGCGGTTCGCCGCGTCGCACTGGCCGAGGATGCCCAGCAGCACCTGCGTGTCGATCACGATCTTCATCTGCTGGGAGGCATCGTCCGACCAGATCCCCATCAGGTTGATGTCGGACTGGACCTCCATCACGTCGTCGAGGATCAAGTTGAAATATTGGCCCTGGTCGATGTTGAGGTCGACGATGTTGGACCCTGCCCGGTCGACCGTGAGGTTGCCGCCGACCAGATAGGGCCGGATGGTGATGGTGGGCTTCGTGCGCACGTGCACCTTGTCGCCCTGGTTGCGGATCTCGCCTTCATAATCTGTGTTAGAAATGGCTGCTAACACAGTGGAAGCATAGAATTTTTCGATCAGCTTACCTGACCATATTTCCGGGATAAACGTACCCGAATACGGCGGCGAAGGCTGGGTTGAACCAGTGGGATAGATAGGCGGGGTGGTACCCGCACCAGAGAGAGGAAATGCCATCGAGCGCTCCTGGGAGCCGCCCGACTACCCGATTACCTGGCGAAGGGGTCCTTGGGCGGCTGGTTTCGTGGATCGACGAAGATGCGACCCTCGCGCTGCGCCATCATGATGTCGGCGTCGATAGCAGCTCGTTCGGCCTCTCGATGCCGCCACCGTCCGGCTGCCACGTCCGTGTAGAACTTGGTGATGTCAGCGGAGGTGTAGACGGGTTTCTCGGCGGGAGATCCTCCGGCCGAATGGGCTCTGCCCGGAGCGGCAAGGAGGCTGAGATCGAACGGCGCTCCTGGGGTCGCGGGTGAAGGTGAGTTGGCCGGTGAAGGCGTCACCGTCATGCGCGACGGAGGTAGCGTCCGCTGCTCAGCCGCCCGTTGCGGGTTCGTGGCAGCCTCCTCTGCAAGATAGGCCTGGAAAAATGCGGCCACCCGGTGAGGATCGCCGGAGTTCCATGCCCCCTGCATCAGCTCCCTACGAATAGCACCGGAGAAAATATCCGGCAACTGGGTCCATTGAATGAACCTGGGGTCCTTGTTCATCTCGGACCAGCCCGGCACCATGGCGTTCAGCGTGCTGTTCATGCGGCTCAGGAAGGCGTTGCCGGTTTCCTGCTGGACGTGACCCAACTGGCCTCTGAGGTTCTGGATCTCGTCCTGCAACGGGCCCGTGGCGTCGGCCACCACGCGCCGCATGACGTCGACGAACTCGGGGCCATAGTCGGCGATCTCCTGCTCGGAGAGCGACGTGTGCCCGTTGGGCTCCTGCGTCGTGGGCTGGGCGGTGCGCAGCACCTGGTTCTCGCGCGTCAGCGCCTCCACCCGCTCGCTCAATTGGGTCATCATCTCGCGCTGGCGCCTGGAGTCGGACTCCAGCCGGCCCTGCAAAGATTTGAACTTGTGCTCCCAGCTCGCCTCGCCCTCGACGGCAGGCGGTGGAACCTGGGCCGGCGGTACCGGCGCCTCAGCGGGAGGTGGGGCCTGCGACTGAGGCGCCGGCTCGGAGGAGTTACCCGGCGGAGTAACCTCCGCCGGAGCCGCGCCAACGTCATCCGGCGAAGCGACCACCGACGGCTCAGCCTGGCCGGTGATCGCCCGCTGGATCTCCTCCGAACGCTTCCCGGCCTCGATCACGGCGCGGGGTATCTTGACATTGGGATCGACAGCCCCTTGGGGCTGCTGCTTGTTGCGCATCTCTGCGGCTGTGACCGGCAATGCCATCGTCAGGTCCTTCGAGTTTCGAACTCAGACCGGAGACGGGTGCAGTTCTCCAGCTTCTGGCGAAGCTGGGTGATCACCTGGGCCCGCCCCTGGACGGGAAAGATCACATTGGGTTCTGCCGCAGAAAGGTCGTCCCGGCAACGTTCTTCGAAGGTCTTGATGGCCGTCACGAGCCTCTCGAACTCCTGCGGCGCCGCCGCCTTGAGGTCGGCAGCCGCCAGCATGACGGCATGGAGCGCGTCAGCCATTGTCCTTGGGGAGCCCCATCGCGGTGAGCTGGTCGTAGGTCGTGGTCATGGCGCCGGCGCCCGACGGCGTCGCCTTGGCGTAATTACCCAGCGAACGCTGCATGGGGTCGCCCTTGGTCAGCCTGGCGAGCGCCATCCGGCTCGGCAGCATCTCCTGCCGGGAGCCCTTGTTGGCCTGGCCGATCGGCGCCTTGCCCCTGGGATTGCCGAACTTCATGGCTTGGGCAGCGTGTCGAAGCCGGGCCCGCCGACGCCTATCCCGGTCGTGTTCGCTGCCGCCTCGTGCTTGTAGGGCGCGGTGTGCTGGGCCAGGCCCGAGCCCTTGGACTTGCTCAGGCCGCCCTTCTCGTCGAGGAACTTCGACGGGTTGGTCCCCGGCGACTCGGTCAGACGCTGCTTGCGCAGGTGCTGGCCGAGAATGTGGCTCGACACGTTGAGCTGACCGGCGAGCTTGGGGGTCGCCGCCTTCTCGAACCGCGTCGGCGCGAAGCTCTTGCCCGGCATCCTCATAGGAGCAACCCCCATCTCTCTCGACGTTTAATACGTCGAACGCTGTTCCCAGTGATCCCATAGGTCAAACCAATCTCGCTGTTCGACCGAGGATCTGCCCGAATAGCCCGCACCTCGATCGCCGTAAGCTTGGCCATGCCGTTGCGCACGCCCCAGGACTGGCGCTGCTTTGCATCTCGATCGGCATCGTTCAATGTCTGGTCGCCAAGAAACAGATGGCGGAACTCGATGCAGCCAGGGTTATCGCATTCATGCAGGACGTGCTCGTCGGACGTGATCTTCGTCCCCGTGCTCAACTCCCACACCGCACGGACGACCGTCTGCACCCTACCACCCCTACCCCTAATCTTCGGATAGCCCTTGGAAACGGCGAGGTTCGTCAGCAGGCAGTGCGAGCCATTCACGATCGGCGTGCTGAGATCGTAGCCGATCGTCGCCCGCGCGATCCTGTCGGCGAGCGAAGCATGCGGCTTCAGACGGTTCTTGTTAGCCATAGTTAAGGACTTGACTTACCTCCTTGAGCGGGAATTGACCCCCTGTTTCCGAACATCTTGGTCGAACCGCCCTCGGCGAACTTGGAATTACCGCCGGTCGGCTGGGACGAAGATTGTCCGGGCGTCTGCTTGCCGGCGTAGCTCTTGTTCGACGCCCCGCTGGAGTACCCCATCACGTTGCCGGGGCCG